CATGGCAATCAATGCAGTTGTAGGAACATTTCCTGCAACCAGTATGAAGTGTTGAGCAGTTTTTTCAATATAGTTACCATTTTGTAACCTATCTTTGTAATCTGCCCCTCTAGTTGTTTTAGTCATGATGTCTGAAGAAGAAGGATAAATATTTACCGGCGCTCCCGATCCATCTTTACCTCTATCTCTCCATTCAACATACTCCAACTTATAGTGACAAGGTATGACAATCACACCCTTCTCACCATCGAAAAGGTCACCTGTAACTGAATTGTATATCATTCCAGGTGCTGCCCCTTCTATATACTTGCCATCTCTTTTGTTTACCTCTGGAGATAGTTGTCCAAGTATTTTTAGAAATGGTAATGCTAAATCATCTTGAGTTAGATTACCCATTCCCATATTAGCGTCTTGTTCAAAGTTGCTC